TGTAAATTATAACATGGCACAAAACACTTGTGCTTTGCAAAACACCATGAACACCAATACGAGAGATATCATTGACAGTCAGAATGCTGGCACTCGTGCTATCTTAGATTATCTCTGCAACGAAAAGATTTCTTCATTGCAGGCAGAAAACAACGATCTCCGCAGAGCGGCATCACAGGATAGACAGTCCGCATTGCTTACTACAGAGATTGCTTCTCAAACGCAGCAGATCATCAACGCAGTACGCCCAACTCCGGTACCTGCTTATCCGGCATCTAACATTTATGGTTATGCAAATTGCGGATGCAATTCTGGATGTGGCTGCTAATCACAACAAAATAAGTTTATCTTAGTCCAAGATTAGTCTAATAGGACTATGTCTGC